TCAATAAAAATAAAAATCTTTATATTAAAGATTTTATTAAAAACTCAATAGGATTTCATTACACAACAACTCATATTTTAGAAAATGCAAAATTTTGGCGGTATAAAAAAACTTGTGAGAATAGTATAAACTTATTTTTAAAAAATATGGATATCACAAAAATTAAAAATATAGACAATCTTGTTTTTGAAATAATAGAAATAACTGATAATCAAACACTAAGAAATATAAAACTTAATATAATTAATAGATTAAATAAAGATGAAAATTAAAATAGGTGATAAAGTTAAAATAAATAAAAAAAAGGTTAATTTGGATTCATATAACAATACATCATCTTGGTATTCAGATGAAATTTATACTATAAAAGATTTTGATAAAAAATGCAATATTACAACATTGGATAGAAATCTACATCATAGAAATGATTGTAGAATCCATATACTATATTTAAAATCGCTAAAGAAAGAAAGAAAGAAAAAACTTTTAAAATTAAATTCACTATAATATTCGGATAGAACCAAAATTAATCAATTCATAGTTATTAATTTTAAAAGAACACCATCTCCGGATGGTGTTTTTGTTTTTAAAATATTTATATATAATAATTATGAAATATATTAGAAAATTTGAAAATATAGAATTTCCAACAGATGGAGATTATATTTTTTTTATAAATAAGAACAACGGCAATGGTTCATTACTTCGTTTTTTAGAAAATAATATTGGAATAATAAAATATACATATCCAAGTTATTATGAAATTAAATATAAAAATATACCTTCAAATATTGAAGCATATTTTTATAATGAGAAAATATCTTTATCAAAAGAAACAGTAAGATTTGCTACACCTGATGAAATAGAGCATTATGAAATATTAAATAAATACAATATATAACATGAAGCATCTTCAAGGATTTTACGATAAAACAAATGAATCTATTTTTGATATATTTAAAAAATATAAAGATGGTGACTATGTTATAATAAAAGAAGATGGCTTTTTTTATTCAAAAACACCAGAAAAAACTGTCAAATTATCAAACACTACAATAAGAATAACTTCATCAACAATAACAAAAGATATTGAATTTAGTGATCTTAAATATGGAGAATTCAAAGAAAAACAATTTATTACAACAGATAGTAATAATGAGCGAAATTTAATATCAATAGAAAACATAAAAAGAAAAGCAACACAAAAAGAGATAGAACAATACGAATTAGAAATACAATATATAAATAAATACAATATATAAAAATAATCAATAAACATGAAACATCTTCAAGGATTTTACGATCAAACAAATGAGCTAAATGAAGCTAAAATTACCACAAAAGAAATTAAATCAAATTTCACAAACGATACTTTAATTCAAGTGGTAGATGCAGATGATAAAAATATTGGACAAGCCAAAATTAAAAAAGGATTAAAAACTTCTTACAACGTATCGTATAAATTAAAAAATTATAAAGTTAATAAAGATGATTTATCATTAAATACTCACGGACAAATTCAAACTGAATTAAAAAATTTAAAATGAAAAATATGAAAAACCTACACAAATTTGAAAATTATGATAATGTAGATATATCTTGGAATACTGAAGGAATTAAAGGACTAATTAAATATTACGATGAAGAATTAAAAGAAGAACAAGAGTCAAGTCATTTTCCAGAAAGTGAGGAAGAACAGATAAATAGAAATGAAGAATGTCAAACTTTATTAAAAGGTATGATTGATAAAAATTCTTGGTATTACAAAAAATTTAATAAAATTTAATAGAAGAAAAGGCGTTTCTAATTTAAACCTTTATCGTTTTTTATCATATATTATTCTAAATTAAATAAAATATTATTCTAAATTAAATAAAATATATGAATCTTAAAAATGATATGTTCTGGTACAAATACCAACCTAAAAGCCTAAACACAATAATATTATTACCAAGAATTAAAGAATTGATTAAAGATGGTTTATCCGCCAATATGATTTTCTACAGTGATACTCCAGGCACAGGAAAAACCACATTGGCAAGAATACTTTGTAAAGATACGGACAACATAGAATTCAACGCATCAGAAGAAACTGGGGTTGATATTCTAAGAGATCAATTAAAGACACATTGTAAAACTCTAAATCCATTTTTTGGTAAAGAATCACAAAAAACTATATTTCTTGATGAATTTGATGGTGTGTCTGCCGAATACCAAAAAGCAATGAAAGGGTTTTCAGACCGTTATCAACACGTTAGATTTATTTTAACTACCAACTATATTCAAAAAATTGATGACAAAATACTTTCAAGATTTATAAAAGTTGATTTTGATCCTAAAACCAAAGAAGAAACTGATTACCTTCAGACAATGTATTTTAAATATTTAAAAGCAATTGCAACAAAAAATAAAATTGCGATTACAGACGAAGAAATTAGAAAAATGATAATGCTTAGTTTTCCTGATTTAAGACAGGCCACTCAAAGATTGCAAGAAGTTTTTATGACAAATAATACAGATCAATTTAAAAATTTAAGTGCATCTGGTTATGATGATATTTTTCAATTTGTAATGGATGGTAAAAATAATATTGAAGAAAATTATTCTTTCGTTGCTAATAATTTTATTGATAATCCATTAGAATTAATGAAAGCCTTAGGTAGACCATTATTTAGTAGAATACAAAATATTGATAATGAAAATCTTATAAAACAGGGTGCAACACTAATTAAATTACAAAAATCTTATAATGCTGAATATACTTCAACAATAGATCCAGTTTTACATCTAATTTCATATCTAACTGACATAAAAGAAATATTGAAAAAATGAAATATGAAAATTTAACGTATGAAACATTTTGTGGCAGAAACTCAGAAAATTGGAAAAAATAAAAAATATTAATGATTGATAAGGATAAATTTTATGATAGATGGTCAAAATTAGGACTACTTGACGGACTTGATAATGTACAAAAAAATTGGATGGACCAAGTACTTGTTAATGATAGAGAATTTGGTGAAGGAATTCAGCCGTTAGATAATAAAGGAATTAAAGATAAACCAGATTTTTCTGGAATAATATTTCCAATAGTTAGAAGAGTGTCAGCTCAAACACTTGCTTGCGGTGGTTGGAAACAATCAAATAGACAAAAACTAAAACAAGATAGATTAAATAAACTTCGTAAACTTCAAGGTGATGAGCCGAATATCGTATTACCAGATGATGAATATACTGACGGATTAGTTTCAGTACAACCATTATCATCACCATCACCACAACTTTTTTATATGGATTACAATTACACTACAAATTCAAATTATGGACCATATAATAGTAAATCAGAAGCATTATCTAATATAATTATGACACGTAGATATGAAAATCTAACTGTTATAATAGAAAATACTGAATATTGGTTTAAAGGCGGATTAGAAGATAAAAATTTAGTTATAAAAAATAATCAAAAATTAAGAAAAGAAAAATTAATGGAATTAAATAAAATTAATATATAAAAATAAAAATAAAACAATGGATGATATTAAAATTTTTAAAGAAAAAGCTATAAATGATTATATTTTTAATAATATAAATTTATCACACGCAGGTACAAATGATATTAAGCATGGATTAAAAAATATATTAGGCGAAGAACCAGCAGTTAAATTTAACTACAAAGAAAGTATGAAAATAAATGAAACCACTGGTAAAGTTGAAAGATTACCAAATGAATTAGATTCAATAGAAGTCTATTACACTTATATTGGTACTGACAACGCTCCTCATGCAGCACATATGAAATATATTGTAAATTAAAGTGTATTATAATACACTTTATTTTATAAAAAGAGCAATAAAAACGCTATTTAGTGTTTTATATTGCTCTTTTTATTGCTTTTTTATAAAATTAATCTTTTTTAAATACTATGATTATTTCAAAATAAAAAATTTATTATTGATAAAAAATCATTATATTTTTTATCAATAATAAATAAAAAATTATAGCCTTGTTCTAACACTGCTTTCTGCTTAACTAAATTTAATTCTTCATGTAATTCATAGATATACCAAGATTTAACTTCAACTATTAAATTAAAATCATTCAGATAATAATCTGAAAAATAAATTTTATCTTTATTTTTGTGCCTAAATTTTATAGTTTTGCCTCTAACAACATTTATATTCATTTTTTCGCACAAATCAAGAAAATCTTTTTCATAAGAACCTTGATATTTAATTCCATTTTCATGTATTTTCATTTTTGGAAATTGTTTCTTGTGTATTTCATAATTTTGAGAAGGGTAATCTACTCCATATTTTTCATTACAAGTCTTTCTTGATTTTATTTGACAATTATCAGTTGCTAAATAAGATTCCTTACCATACTTTTCAATACAAGTTTTTTAATTTTATCTTGGCATTCTTCAGTTTGTGTATAACTTGTTACGTTATATTTATTTTTATTATTTAAATTTCTAGTTTCTAAAACTATTTTAGATTGTGTTGGCCACTCAACACCATTATTTTTAAAACAAGTTGCTTTAGATTTTTCTCTATTTGTAAAATACTCATCTCCATATTTTTCTTTTTTAGTTTTTTTAAACTGCTCTTTTAATTGTTCAGATTGAAACACAACTTCAACTCCCCAATTTTTTAAATTAGTCTCTTTTTTCTTTTCTTTTATTTGTTCTGACTGTGAAACATTTTCAACTCCATATTTTTCTAAATTAGTTTCAATAGATTTTTTTCTATTTGTAAAATTCTCATTACCATATTTTTCTAAACTAGTTTTCTTTCTTTTAATATATTTACATTTTTCACAAGAATAAAATCCTCCCCTTTTAACATTATTTATATATGACTCAAATGATATTTCTTTTTTAAAATTACACACATCACATTGAACAACTATCCTTAATTTAGAACCATGAATTAAATCATTCGGATTAATATTTACAATATCTTTCAATTTAACATCGTAGCCTAATGATACATAATGATCAATATTCATTTTATTTATTTTAACTTCAATTTTTTCTGTAACTATCATTTTATTTTAATTTATTTTTATAATTCACATCTATTAGTGAATATAGTATATATAAATATTTATAAGTCATAAACATCATTTTTTAAACATATTTGATAAATAATAATATATAATAAAAAAATAATATAAACAAATGATTAGTATGAACTTAATATTGGATGCAAATTATTGTCTCTACAGATCCGTATTCATTTTACATAAATTAAAAACACTTTATGGTGATTTAGAAACACTATTATTAAACGATTATAATAAAATAACAAACGATTATCCATTTAATGTAATATATGTCATATCTGATAGTAAACGGAATTGGAGAAAAAATATATATCCAGAATATAAAGGCAAAAGAAAAAAAGATTTAGATATAGATTGGGAATTTGTATTTGATACATTTGATAAATTCAAAGAAAATATTAAACACAGACATAATTGTTTACAATATCAAATAGATCCTTTTGAGGGTGATGATATTATTGCACATATTGTAAAAGAAACAAATAAAGATGGTGGATCAAATTTGATTTTATCTAATGATGGTGATATTCATCAATTATTAAAATTTAGTGTTGCTGATAATTATATAAATTTAATGTATAACCATAAATTTCAAAATGAAGTTGTTTTTGTTCCAGAAAATTATAGTATTTTTTTAAAGCATATTGAAGACACTACAGAAGGTGATATATTTGATATGTCCGATGATAATATTGATTTTATGAATTATTTTGATAAATTAACAAGTAGAGCAAAAATCAAAGAGATTAATAAAGAAGAATCATATTTCAAAAAACTAGTTGCTGGTGATACAGGTGACAATGTTTTAAGTGTTGTCAAATTTACAGAAAAAACAAAAGGAATTGGTACAACTGGTTCTGGAACAGTCTACAAAATGTTCAAAGATAGATATCCAAATGAAATTGATTTTGATTCTGATGAATTTATAATTCAACTAAGTGATATTTTATATATTTATAAAAAAAACAATAGGGAGATAGATTTTAAAGAAAAAGTTATTGAAAATATTAAATTCTCCAGAACTTTAACAAGATTAGATGGAAAATATTTACCAACTGGATTTCAGAAAATTCTATATGATAATATAAAAATTTAACATGCAATAAACACCGTTTTTCGGTGTTTATTGCAATAAAAAATCCTTCTTGTGAAGGATTTTTTTATTTTAAATTTAATATATACTTATTATTATGAAATATATTAAAGCATTTGAAGAATTAAAAGATATTGGCAATTACGTTATATGTGAAGAAAAAGATTCTAGTGTTGATAATTTTGAAATAGAATCTTTTATAAATAATAATATCGGTCAGGTTGTTGATCATAGGACAAAAAATAATATGAATGTTGCATACGATGGAGTACCATCAATTTATAATATTTTTGTACAATATGAAAATTTACCAAATGAAATAGAGTATGATTTTGAATATCATAAACATATAAAAAATTGTAGAATATTTAGTTTAGATGAAATTAAACATTCTTCAAAAAACAAAAAAGATTTAGAATCAATACTAATATCAAAAAAATATAATTTATGAAATATATTAAAGCATTTGAAGAATTAAAAGATAAAGTTAATGATTACCAAAAATATATTGGCAAATGGGTTATAATTAAAGCATTATATGCCAAAAATAATCATAAAATAACAATTGCACAATTTATAGATATACCAAAAGATAATTTTGTGCATCTATACATTTCTAAAAATACACCTTTTAGTGTAGGTGGACATTGTGGTGTTCATATATCAGCTTTCGATGTTTTAGATTATTGTGATAATGAACAAGAAACGAAAGAAATGCTTAATAATGCAAAAATGAAAGAAGAAGCAAAAAAATATAATTTATGAAATATATCAAAACGTTTGAAACAAAAAAAGAATACAAAGTAGGAGACATTGTCGTTTTTAAATATCAGAAAATGAATCATCAATTTGATATAAAAGTAGGTATTATTAAAAAACAAAATTCAGTATTTTTTGATTGGTGGGATATAACAGATTTAGATAACACAGAGTATGGAGATTTGGCCACAAAAAAGTCTCATATATTAAAAAAAGCCACACAAAAAGATATTGATAATTATATGATGGAACCTAATGCAAAAAAGTACAATTTATGAAATATATAAAAACATTTGAAACATTAAAAACTGTGGAAATTCAGCCTATAACCTTCAAAGAATGGCTAATCAAAAATCCACAAGAGGTTTGGGATGGTCACTCACTTGGACAAGTTGCTTATATTAATACAATTAAAATTAATTGTGGCAATTCAAATTTAATTGATTTAAATGGTATATCACAATTTAAAAATCTTGAACATTTAGATTGTTATGATAACAAACTAACATCAATACCTGATATATCTAATTTATCTAAACTTAAATATTTATCCTGTGAAAATAACCAATTAACTTCACTACCTGATCTATCTAATTTATCTAATTTTAAAGAATTATATTGTTATAATAATAAATTAACTTCATTACCTGATCTATCTAAACTATCTAAACTTGAATATTTATATTGTTATAATAACCAATTAACTTCATTACCAGATTTATTCAATTTAAATAATCTTGAAGAATTATCTTGTAAAAATAACAAATTACCATATAATAATTTAAAAGAATATTTAATATGGCATAAAAAAACATATTCCTGGATGTGGGATGCAAAAAAGTATAACATATGAAAATAAAAAGATTTAACAATATAAACGAAAATTTAACATCAGTTGTTAAAGAATTTATAAGAAATTTTGATGATTCTACGGATTCTGGAATTATAGATTGGGTTGATACAGTATCAGTTGATACAAATTTACACGACTATAAGAATTTTACAAGTTCATCAAGGAAAGCACTAAGTTTTGCTAGATCAAAAAATTTAAAAAAATTAGAAGAATATTTTTTAGTTGATAAAGAGATTGAAATAAAAGAAAAAGAATTTCAAGAAGAGATTGAAAGATTAAGATTAAAAAAAGAAAATCTTTCAATTATAGCAGGTGATGAGTTACTGTATAAATTTCAAGAGGACTTATTAAATAATAACTATTTTAATAAATTTTATGATTTTTTTATTAAAGATATATTTT